CCGCAGGAGCTTACAATCCGTCTCAAAGATGTTCTCGAGCCACAAGTCGATGAAAAGTACTATCTATCCGATGAGCAGGTCTCTAAGATTAAGCTCTGGGAGGACCGTCAAAAAGAGAATGGCCGAGGTTTTAGGTTTAATGCCAAAGATGGCGATGAAATTGCCACCACGATGACTACGTCGGCGGATCGCCCATCCACGAGTAACTACTACAAAGACCCAAAAGAGGTTAGGGTTGCCGGCAAGTTGAACCATTATAACTACGACAAGATGAATCGTGTTTATGACACCGATGGTTCATCCCCTACCGTCGATTCGATGGAAGGTGGTGGTCGGCAACCCAAAGTATTAGAACCAATCATCGTAGTAAGCCGAGGCAGAAACCCAGAGAACCCAAGTGACCGCTCGGCGGGGCAGAAACTCGAACAAAGACTAGAGCCAAACACCCAAGGTGTCACGAATACTATCACGAGTGTGGCGAAAGATAACTATGTGGCAGAGCCAACTCCACTCCAACGAAAAGTATGCAACGAAGCTATCAAGCATGGTCTAGTCGAGCCAAATGATGCTATCGAGTACACCTACTCCAACGCACATCTCAAAGAGATTGAGAATGGTCACATTAAGAAACAGAACCATAAGGATAACAATTTGATGTCCACACTAAAATGCAACCCACAACAGATAGGTGTGTGCGTTGATGGAGTAGCCATAAGGACAGCAAATAGGCAAGGCTACGACATGGCGAGTGATGGAGATGGGGTGGACTTATCTTACCCACAAAGTAAGACCAAGCGTGGCCGAGTTGGCCATGGGGTATCAAAAACACTAATGGGAGCAGATTGTATGGGAACGATTGACAACTATAGAATCAGAAAACTCACACCAAAAGAATGTTGGCGTCTGATGAGCTTCGATGATGAAGATTTCGATAAAGCCAAGGCTAGTGGAGTGTCCGATAGCCAACTTTACAAACAGGCCGGTAACTCTATTGTCGTCAAAGTGTTGGAGGGTATCTTACGGAACCTACTAACAGACCAATAGTACTATTCGAGCTCTCTCGTGGGGTATGGGCGAAAAGGTATCACCAGATACGAGCCGTTTACTCGACAGAAGGAATAGCACCGACCTTATGCGCTGGCATGGGGGAAGGTGGTGGAGTAGTACCAAAAATAATGGAAGAAGGAATTGAGAATGATTGAAAAAGTAAACCCAAGCCATCCAGACAAAGTAGCTGACCGTATTGCCGGCGCTATTGTTGATTTAGCCTACAAGAAGATAGAGAACCCTAGGATAGCCGTTGAGGTTCTTATTGGGCATGGCAACTGCCATATCATCGCAGAGACGAGCGTTCATATTACAGAAGAAGCAGCGATGGCAATTGTAGATAGAATAATGGGCAACGGGATGACGCTTGTCGACTACAAGGAAGTTCCACAGGATGCGCACTTGGCTGAAAACCAAGCCAAGACATTTAAGTGTGGTGACAATGGCATTTTCAAGGGAGTGCCTACTAATGAAGAAGAACGAAAGCTCAGTGAGTTTATCCGAGCCCTATATGCCAAGTATCCAACCGATGGCAAGTTCATCTACGACAAAAAATCCAATGAGCTAATCATATGCCAAAGCTGCGCGACAACCGATGAGCTATATAAGACCACTTGCGAACTATGGGATAAAAAGCTCGATGGGCTAACCATCAACCCACTAGGTGATTGGACTGGCGGAACCGATGTTGATACTGGTGCCACTAACCGTAAGCTTGGCTCAGACATGGGCAGGGCGGTTACAGGTGGTGGCTTGCACGGCAAAGACTTATCTAAAGCTGATGTCAGCGTGAATATCGTAGCTCATATTCTTGCACAGACTTGGGGTGAAGAGGTGGAGGCACTATGTGCCATCGGTGACGAGGGTGTGCACTTTAGCTCTAAGAACCATAGCTCGCCAATGAATTACAACTTTATAATGTTGCAAGCGAAGAAGTATATCACTAAGCTCGGCGGTTTCGAGAAGTTAGCAGAATGGGGGTTATTTTAACTAATGGATGAGCACAAGGCATGGTTTCTAGGTCTAGACAGAGAATCTTTTCAGGAGCTCTGTAGAGCTTGGAATGCTCAAAACATCGGAGTAGACATCCCGAACGATATAGAGGGCTATGATTCGTGGCTCAACTTTTTCAAACATCTCAGCCCCAATGCCAATAAGTCTCTCTACGAGCTCGGTGCCGATGCGCTCAATACTGAGGCCTACTCAGCCTTAGCCCGTTGGATTGACATCGTTAAGACCCCCGGTCGCATCGATAAAATCTACCAGGCCGGCCTCACCAAGCCAAAGAGCGAGCAGAAATCTATCCTCGAGTTAGCTCAAGCCAATGATAAGCTTGGGGTGCTTTATGCCGTCCGAGACCAAATTGCCGAGAAGCTGGACAAGGGCACGGGCGCTAGAGATACCGCCAACCTGGCTAGAGAAATGAGCGAAGTGCTAGACCAAATCGCTGAGGCCGAGAAGAGACAAGGCCCCAAAAAGGACACGGTCCTAGCCGGACTACTTGCCGGCAAGCCCAAGAAAGCCAAGGGCGCTCGTAATGGCTCATTCAAGGCCCATACCATAGCGGAGATAGAGGGTGAGTAGATACGGCAATCAAAAGCCTCGCATAGACATCTACCACGATGGAGACATTGAGTTGGCTGAGAAAACTATCGGCCTAATGGAACACTACGGCCACACCCCACTACCATGGCAGAAGGCCATCCTTCGCCGATGGTTCGCAACTGACGATGAGGGGAAATGGGCTAACCAAACAGCTGGGCTCATCGTGCCACGACAGAACGGCAAGTCATGGGATGCTCGCGCTCGGATTCTGGGTGGCATGATATTTTTAGGTGAGCACCTAATCTACACCGCCCACCAAACCACCACAGTGGACGAAATAAAGAGGCTCACGCTCAGATTCTTTTATGATGCTGAGCCAGAGATTCGCGACCTACTTACAGCCGAGTTCGACAAGGAGCCAAAGTCATATGACTATATCGAGCTTAGGAATGGTGGTCGATGTGTTTTCAAGACTAGGACTAGATCAAGTGGTCTCGGCTTCACATCGGATACCCTTATACGAGATGAGGACCAGGAGACGAGCGATGCTCAGGAAGAGGCCCTGCTCCCAACTATCTCGGCTGGGCCACTCCAAAACCCACAGGTCATTATGATGGGAACGCCCCCAACAAGTGGCTCGACCGGTACGGTGTTTTTGAGGGCGCGCAGAAATGTTCTGCAAGGCAAGTCGGACATCTGTTGGCAAGAGTGGTCGGTCGAAGATATAACCGACAACCACGACATCGATGCTTGGTATGCCACCAACCCAAGCCTTGGGCACCTTATCACCGAGAAAGCCGTACGGGCTGAGTCCAACACTATGAGCCAAGATTCGTTCAATAAGATGCGCCTAGGGTGGGTGCCAGGCGTGGATGCTAAAAGGGTGTTCACTGATGAAGAGTGGAACGAGCTGGCCGTCCAATCGGTCAAGCTCCCCGAGAACCCTGAGCTGGTTTACTCGGTTAAGTTCGCCCCAGACCGTTCAGCGGTCACACTCGCCGTAGGAGTCGTCATGGGAGACAAGATACACATCGAGGTGGTCGATAGAAAGAGAATGAATGACGGTATCGCTTGGCTAGTGCGTTGGCTACTCGACCGTTGGCGCAACTGCAACAAGATAATCATCGACGGCGCCGCAGGACAGGGGCTCCTAGTCGAAGAGCTCACTCGCTCCGATAAGAGAATATCCAAGAGAATACTCACCCCAAATGTCAAGGAGGCGGGTAGTGCATATGCTTCGTTCTACCAAGCTATCCACGATAAGACTCTCACCCACTATAATCAGCCACTCCTAAACTCCGCCATCCGTACTTGCAAGCGTCGCGACATTGGTAAGGATGGCATGTTCGGCTACGCTCCGCTCAACCCCAACATCCAAATGGATCCAGTGGACGCTGTGGCTTTCGCCTACTACGGCTCCGCTAGATTCAAGGGCACGAAGAAAAACACCACCCCTCAGAGGGTGGTGCTACTCTAGTCCACATTTTGTCTAGCTAGCCAAAGCTCTCTCTCGGAGACCTTGCTTAGGTCGCGGTCGATGTCCAGCCTATCGTAGGCTCTCTGAGCCCTGGCGAGTAGTTTCTTATACTCAGCCTCACGCCTCTTGATTTTCTCCCACGCGAATCGCTCCCAGTTCGTATCGATTGGTGAGTGCCCGCCGAACCAGTCATTCAGCTTAGCCACTAGCATGCTGACACCGCCGACTCCCGCTCCAGGCATCATGTTGGCGCCACCGTCATCGCCGAGCGCTTCGACAATCAGAACGTGCGCCAATAGGTGCTCTATTGCATCGCAATAGACGAGCATGTCTGGCTCTTGGTAGTCAAATGGGAGCTTTTCGGCTATCATCACATTCGACAAAAGCGGAAATCTATACTCGCCGATGTGGTGAACATACAGCCCATCTTTAGTCCTCGATATTTTGTTATTCTTGCGGTACTTCCCGGAACGCTTGGATACTAGAAAGTAACTCCCGCTCGGTTTACCGTACTTCTCGCCTAGTGCCACCATTAGGTCGAGATATACTTCGGAAATCTCGTTTGTTTTGTCTTTCATTTTTTAGTCCCTTTCTTTTAGTCCTTAATACCATAAAAAGTGCCAACTTGGTAGTCGGCACTTATTTGTAGTGCTTACGCTACCTACTTCTTACGGCTCGCCGCCCCGCCTTTCGCCCCAGCGCGGCGCGCCAGCGCTCGGTCGGCCTCGAAACCTTTTGGCTTCGTGTCGGTTCGGCTCCCACCGATTTTGCCGATGCGGGCATAGTATTGTTCGCCGTGTTGGGCTAGGATGGTTCTCTTAGCCTTAAGGCCAGCGGCACGCCTTGATGTGCTTCTATTTGCCATACCCACAATATACAAGTGCTTAAGCTTCGTGTCAGAACACCTGGTGCTTATGCTCCACAGCTCTACTGCTTATGGTTCACAAGCGCTTAAGCTACACCCCTACTGCTTATGCTCCATATGTCTACTGCTTATGCTCTTGACCTACTGCTTATGCTGTGCTATATTAGCTATATCACTTAGGGTTTGCTTTTTTCTTAGAATCCCTTCTGGAAAAGTTAGCGTGTTTACCCCTAAGTGATTTTTTAGCGCTTTTTGTCGGTGCCATTCGCTCGGCGTTTCGCCCAAACTTTGTTAGCGATAGCTGTCGCTTGCTCGGCACTCTTATTAGCCTCGCGCTTAATTGCCGCCGCTCGCTTGACTTCGCTCGTGTTTAGCCACAGCGTCGCCAACCGCCTTAGCTCGACCTCGTCGTAGTCGTGCGCCTCGACGCTCGCGCCCTCGCCCCCGGATAGTCGCGCCTCCTCCTCCGTGACGTACCAGCGCGCCACCTTCGCCCCCGCTCGATCTATTAGCCTGTATAGTCTAGCCATGTTTAGCCCTTCTGGCGATCCCGTCGCCGTTATAGTTTACATTTAGCCCGGCTTTAGCCCGGCCATTTTTGCGCCATAACATGGCCCCGGGATGATCCGGGGCCCCTGGTGGTCGTTTATTTATAAAAGCGCTTTTCTGGCGCGATTTTTGGATAGTATAAGAATATATACCCGCCGGCCGCGCGCTTTTTTAGCGCCTTTTCTTTTTCGTCGTCGATTTCTTCGATGCAATAATAAAAGCGATGATCGCAATTTTGCAATAAGTCCTCGGCTAGCCAAAAGCTGGCCGTTTTGCTATTTGGCGCGACATATACCGCTTTATTATCCCCCCAAATAACCGCCTTTTTGCTCATCTTTTTTGATCCCTTCTAGCTTGTAGCTTTTAATTGGTTATAGTGCCATTATATAGCATAATGTGCTAAAAGTCAAGCGCCATTTATATATTATATATAGGATCACAAAAACACCCCCAAAATATAAGAAAATGGCCAAAAAAGTCAAAAAAAGTCGTTAAAAAGTGTTGACATATAATAGCACGGCGTGCTATAATGTAGACAGTTAAGCAAGTAAACACGCTAACTAGGGAAGAGCAAGCGCCGCCTAAAATGGCGCAAGAATCAAAAAAAGCTAAACAGAAGGGATAAAAAAATGGCTACAGAACCAAACATCAACACATATTACGAAGAGCTTATCGCAAGCTTAGCGGATCGAGCATACGACGATCTTAAAAACGGGGGCTATGGTGATGAATCCGAGTGTATATACCAAGCTATCGATGACGGCCTAATTTATTACACCGATCAGGCCTACATTTTGGCCCATATGCTACAAGGCGGCTTTATAAGTTGGGGCGAGCCGATAAGTTGGGATGTTATATCAGAGAATTTATACGACGACATCGCCAGCGAGCTGGAAGAGCTAAAAAACGCCGACGACGACGAAGAAGAAGGGGGCGCCGATGTTGAGTAACGCCGACGTTATAGAAAAAGACGGGGCCATGTATGGATTTTATGGCGATATTATCGAGTATATTAAAAACGAGATAAAAAACGAGATCGATGCCGCAAATTTTAGCGTACTTGAGGGGCCATATAGCGAGATCGTCGAGGCCCTCGAGCCGCTAAAAGATAGCGACAATATAATTAAAATATCAGATAATAACGGCATGGGCTGGACGGCCCGCGAGTTAGTAGAAAAATAAGAAGGGATCAAATAAAATGAGCACAATTTTAGAACTAGCCGAGGCGCAAGGGATCGCCGACAATGTGGTTAAATTGCCGGGCGCCGGTATACATACCACGATACGCGAGCTATATAACAACTTATACGCGGGGCTATATTATATCATCCGGGGGCGCTCGATCTGGCGCGTTAAGTACACGCCAGCGCGGGGCTTTTATAGCGTCCGCGAGTACGTCAAGCCAGCCGGCGGCGTACCGCTAGCCAAGCCGGGCCATTATCACATCATGACGCCAAGCGAGGCCCACGCGCTAGCGCCTAGCGCCAAGCTATCGCTATTATAAGAACAGATAAAAACACCCCCGACGGGATCACCCCCGCCGGGGCTTTTTGTGGCTAAAAATACCATAAAACTATTGACTATATATAGCACATCGTGCTATAATGTAAATAGTTAGCAAGTAAACACACTAACTATAAAAAATAACAGAAGGGATAAAAATGAAAAAGATGCTATTAGCCCAGAGGGAAGACGGGCGCAAACTGTACAAAATCACAACAGACCGCGGGGCGTTTATACGCTATGAGATAAAAGACACGCGCGCGTGCTTGCGCTCACTCGTCGAGATTTGGGCGCCGCGCCTACTGATTGCGGGCTTTGTGCTTTTTATCGTGCTTTTTGGATTGCCAGGCGATCCGCTACACGGCGCCAGCAAATACCAGCCGAAAACTTGCGCCGGGGCGCTCGAATGTATGCAAGAAGGGGGGCGCTAATGGTGGGCTATATTTTACGCGCCGACGAGTACGCCAGCATGTGCGCCGACGACTTGCGCGAAGAGTTGGCCAAGCTTGCGCGCTATACGGAAGAGCTAGAAGAAGAAAACACGCGCCAGGCTTGCGACATCGCCGAGCTAGAAGAAGAGCGCGACGACTTGCGCCAAAAGCTAGACGCGCGCGACGATGGCGAAGAGCGCGCCGCCGACGCCGTCGCCGACGCTTGCGAAAAATTCACCAAGTACCAAGCCGAGGCGGGCGGGGCGTGGTATAGTCGAGACTTGCGCGAATTTATCGAGGGGCTAGCCGACGCCATGGGCTGGCTAGCTTGCGCCGACATCGACGCCGACAGAATCGCCAACACGGCGCCGATATTCTAGCGCCAACATTAAACACGGGCCCGGCCATAACGCCGGGCTTTTTTGATGCTTTTATCTTTTAGCACTCGCGCGGAGTGATTGCCAGGGGGGGGTGATCGCCCTCGCGCCGACGGCCTCGCTACCGCCGTGTGACTGCCCAAAAGTGTGGGGACATTTTGGACTTGATTTTGCCTAGGGCGGTTGGAGCATGGCTCAAAATATGCCGTATTTGCCCATTATTTGGCTCTGTGAGGGCTTTTTGGTTCAAAGTCGATTAACTTATCATCTCGGCACTAAAACTCAACACAGAGCGTTCTAGACCCGTTCGAAATGCTACCTATCTGTTACATGCTTATTTGCTCGGCCACCAAAAAACCACCCCGGGATGATCTGCGGGTGGCTTTCAGGTTTTGAAAGGACACAACTAAGGGAATGAAAACAACCTTGTCTATCGGTGTTGTGAGTTCCGAGAGCCATGAGGTAAGACCAGCTAGTGTGAGGTTAACGTGGCTGGCGGCTCTGGCTTTCTTATACCATGACGGGGCAGGGTTGTCAGAAATGGCCATCCGTGCTAGACTCTAGTTATTAGAGCCGTACAGCTCAGGAAAGACCCCATGTGCACAGCGCATGAGGTTTTTCTATTCTCGAACCCCAGTCAACTTTAACTGGAGGTAAATCAATGCAAATAAATCTGCTCGACATCGCTGATGACCTACTCATCGTGAATCGCACCACTATCGAGCGCATATTCGAGTCAAGCAAGGTCGTCGATTGTCTGGCGCTCTACATGTTCTACTACAAGACCGCTAAGTGGCAGGGGACGAATCGGCCTAGGGCCGCCGATACTTATGTACGGAAGTGCCTTGGCTGGGGGCAAGTAAGACTCAACTCAACCAAGAAGGCCCTGAAGGAGCTTGGGCTAATCGAAACCGTTCGTGGCACCAAGGGTGGCAAGATTGTCGGATGGTATGTGGAGGTCAAGTATATCGTTTCAGAAACGAAAATGGCCGAAATCGGCGTAAATGATACTCAGGAACCAGAAGTTCTGAAACCCACTAAGTGGATGGCGGAAAACAAATGCTTAAAGAATAAAGATAAATGCTTGAAGAACAAAGATTTAATGGATACTAACGTATCCATTGGCGAAGTATCGCCAGAGACGTACGGTAAGGCTGAGATAAACCAACTATTTGAGACTTGGGAGCAGACAACTGGTTTGCCCATTACAAGTAACCGAACCAAGAACCGTTACGCGTGCAACAACCTTATAGTGAAGTACGGAGTCGATGGGGTAGAGAAGCTCATCCGGGTGGTCGAGAAAGCCCAGACCGACAGGTACGCCCCGAGGGTGGCTGACTTTTGTGACCTACAAGCTAAACTAAATCAGCTGCTAGTCTGGGCCAAGGGGAAAGCCCATAGCAGTGCAGTAATCTCAGTGGAGGACTTTTAATGGAAGAATTAGGTTTGGTAAAGGCCGGGAGCGTTCAGATAACCCCTACTGGCTCTCTTTATGTGGAAAAGGTGTCCGACACCCTGCACCGCGTCAAAAGGTACCGCTTGGCGCTCGCAGACGGCTCGAGCCGAGAGCTCACGTTCAAGGAGTATACCGTCATCTCGGACGGCGTCACTAAGGACACTAGCGCGCGGTTCGTGAAGCTCCACGATGGCGAGCTGATAGCTATCAACCAGATTCGTTCTATCAAGCCTTACGAGGTGATTGTCGACGCCAGAAAGGAGTCGCTATGAGACGGCCGATAATGGGTGATGTGGGTGTTAAGTGGTACTGGATGGTGCAGCCCCACGACCGCAAGCACGCGCGCTGTAAGGTGTTAGGAGATGGACTTTGCGCCATCAAGATGGTAAGATACGAGTGCTGGGATGAGGATACTAAGACGTGGGTGCCGGAGCCAATGGCCAACCATGCCACCCCAGAGCAAGAAGCTTTTTTAGGTGACCCTATCAACTAAGGAGGTGGAAAGGACTAAATGGATAGTACCTATTACGAGGTGCTACGCGACCTAGTGTTTCGGTCGATACAAAAGGAAACGCGGCTCTCTGAGCGACAGATTGCCCAGCTCAGGTGGAGCCAAATCAGCGGCAATACCATCACGACGCAGTACAAGCGTCAGGTGGAGATGAGCAGGGAATTAGTGAAAGCTTTATCCCTACTTCCCCACAACGATCCGAGGGGGTATGTGTTCATCGGTGCTTCCATACTAATCAGACAAAACACTCCAGAGATGGAGGAACTCCGCGCCAGGTTCGAGGCCGAAGCCGAGGCTAGACGGCCGAAGAAAGTCAGGTTTATTCAAATCAACTGGGGTGCCAGAAGATTGACAAAAGCGGAATAGTTTGCTAGTATTAGAGCATACGAACATTAACACAGAAACATGGAACAACCGCAGGAGGTAGCGGACGTATCCACAATCGTTTTTAGAACTTATTTTCAATGTCGCACAATGTATACTTGATGTTGTCAAGTCTAGGCCTAATGTCGTAAAACGAGTGGATCGTGAGAATCGCTACCTTAACGGGTAGCGATTTTTTCGTCATTGGGGTTTGGAACTGTACGGCTCTAGACTCCATAGCGAAAACATCACGCTGGCGCTCAACGATTAACGAGGCCGGGGATAAGTAGCTATCGAACTACAAACTTTAAGCCATTAGAAGGAGGTATCTATGGCCGGAAACAAAGCTGGCGGGAAGAAGGCCGCCGCTACAAACAAACTAAGGCACGGGGCGGATTTCTATTCGAGGATTGGACGCCAAGGTGGCATGAACGGTCACACTGGTGGGTTCTTTGCCAACCCAGAACTAGCAAAACGTGCCGGTCACATTGGTGGCACTATCAGTCGCCGTGGGCCAGCCAAAAATAAACACGAGGACGAGTGGGATGACTAAGAAAGACGAAGAGAAACTCAACAAAGAGTTGGCGGAGCTTGAGGCCGCCGAAGAGTCTGACGAGCAAGAGGAGTTCGAGACTCGCCAGGGGGAGCTTGATTGGATTACCGAACAGCTAGTAGCGATGGACAAGGTCAACTTTCACAAGTTTATGCGCTCCATTCGCCACGCTCGTAAAGCTAACTATTACCGTGGGGAGATGAGTTCAAATGCCTAAAGATGAGCAGAAAGCGTTACTTGAGATATTCGAGGAGATGCTGACCGAGTACGAGATTTTTGTGAACAACTCCGAGCAACTTATCAAGGATGCTAAAGCCATTCTTAGGAAACAAAAGAAAGGGAAGAGATGACAAAGAATGAACGCATAGAGAAGCTTACGGACTTTCTCTTAAAAGAATATCCACACACCCAAGCTTTCAACACACCTAATTTGGTTGGGGATTACATGGAGAGCGTATATGAGGACGAGAGCATAGAAGTGCGTTATGCACCTGGGTATGGCTATGTGGAGATATTTGGTTTGACAGAAAGTGAGTTCGAGAACATCACGGTAATTAACGAGTGGGGTAGTCGTTTCACACTAGGGGAGGAGGAAGATGACGAAGCTGGAGATTAGGAAGCTTCACGCTGATGAGATTGACGCTCGCATCGCACAGATTATCGAGACGAAGAATTGGGCCGGGGTGTCGCTGCTACTTTACAAGGACGCTCGTGTCGACCAGCGCATCTTGGACGAGACGTTCGGGCCGCTTAACTGGCAACGCTCGCACCAAGAGATTGATGGCAACCTTTACTGTACGGTCAGCGTGTGGGATGAGGACAAGGGAGCATGGGTGTCGAAGCAGGATGTCGGCACCGAGTCCTACACCGAAGCCGAGAAGGGCCAAGCGTCCGACTCATTCAAGCGCGCCTGTTTCAACTGGGGCATCGGCCGTGAGCTTTACACCGCCCCGGACGTACTAATCGACAAGGCCAAGATAGAGTCCACTGGCGCGTCGTTTTATAAGGACTCTAAAGGCAAGACTCGCATCAAGGGGTTCGCGCCAAAGGTGACCGCCATTGGCTACGACGACAAGGGCAACATTAACAGCCTGTCGCTATCGAACAAGGGCAAGGTTGTCTATACATGGTGGTCGAAATGAAAACATTAGACGCCGTGGCGCTCACCAAGAAGCTTAGAGAGCGAAAGAAGCCAGCCAAGAACGATGGGGAGTTCGACGACCTGGCCTATGAGGAGCACCAGGGCAAGAAAGAAGCAGCCGCTATGGGTTGCATGGTAGGGAGAACAAAATATGAGTGATTTCGAGAAACGATGGGGGCAACTCACAGTCGGCGAGGCGATTGAGTTGAACAAGAAAGCGCAGGAATCGATGGGAGACCCATCTATAGAGGGCTAACGGATAAGCGACTTCTAGGCACACAGTCGTTAAAGAGTCACTGCTGAACATCACAAATAGTAGTTCTGGTAGGACATTAGGATCTAGTAACTCATTTTTATCATGATAACTTCAAATCTTTTTTCCATGCTTTTTCTTTCGTTAATGTTAAAGCACACTACTTGTGCAGAAGGATTGACCTTCTTTTCTTGCACGTTACCAGAACTGACCCCGCCGAATAGACCAAATAATTTAATATTTGGGTCCATCTTAAATTACTAGGCGGGTGTTGGCTCGAGCGGGGGCGTTCTCCCACAAGAGCCGCCTATTCACGCATAGAACACGCTCAGGGAGGCTGAGAGACCTTCCTGAACAGTGTTCAGATGCCGGGAGAAGTCAAAATAAGTATCAACGCCTGGACGCAGGAATTTAGCGGGTGCAAATCCCGCCACCGGCTCCCAATAGAGACACGAACAAGAAAGGAGGTGCGCCGTGAAGGGAAGCACGGTCAACAACGTAGGTAGCATCATCCGTAGAGACGAGACGGACGAGGCAATCTTTGACCTTAGGTTTAAGGGCATCGAGCACTACCACCATTACACGTCTATCAAAGAGTTTATCCGTGACTGGCGCGATTACGATGATTACGTCGACCAGGAGATCGCGCCGCTGGAGAAACCGAAGTCCGAAGCTAGACGGCGCATTGATCTATTTCTTAGAAGGATTAAGAACATACCAACCGACAAGACAGGCTTCGACGCCTGGAAAGCAAATGATGGGATTTATAAAAAGGAGGGCAAATGACCACTAAACAAATGAAACTAAACGAGCTCAAAGCCATGGTGCGAGCGTGGAAGAAAGAGAAGAGCCTCACACTCGCATACGACATCTGCGAGTTCTTGGCGAACAATCTCGACTTGGAGGATGACGATGAAACTCAGGAATAAAAAGACAGGGGAGATTGGCGAGGCATATTGGACAACGTTCAGAGAAGGCAGAACTGACCTGTGCATCTCACTACATGTGAATGGGACATATGAAGAAGTCCACTCACTTGCCGAACTCAACGAGGACTGGGAGGATTACGAGCCAGCCGAGCCACTTATTAAGGACGAGGAAATACGACGTGCAGTTAGAGGTTTAGGGTTCACGAAGGTATGTTTTGTAAGCCCATCAGGATTGACATGGAGAGCATACGACTACGAGTTTAATAGCGCGTTCGAATTAATTATTAAAACAAAGCCTTTTGACGAATGCAAGGACGGTAATGTTTATCACATCACTGATCTATGCGGAGAGGAGGAAGAATGAGAGAGTATTACCTGCCAGAGGGCTACACAATGATTGAAAAAGATGGTCTGTGGATAGCGACAGCCCATGAGATTGAAAGTGAGGAAGAATGAGCGCAGACGAATTGGCAATAGTTACCTGTCCTAAGTGTGGAGAGATAATGGTAATCCCCAAAGAGGAAGAAGACGATGCTGAATGTTGGTTGTGCGGAACCTTATGTGAGGCGGAGGAAGACGAGGAGGAAGAATGCGAGAGCTAAAGTTTAGAGCGTTTGATACCGGGAATAAGACTTGGACTTTCGTGACGCTTGGCGACCTAATCTGCGGAGCTTGCACAGAAAATGGCGACAAGCCACTAAGCGGAGCGAAGCAAGTTTGGGAGCAATATACAGGGCTTAAAGACAAGAACGGCGAAGAGATATATGAGGGGGATATATTGGATGACGGGGAGGGGCATGTTGGCAAAGTTTTATATAACGAACGGATAGCAAGTTTTGCTTATGAGTGGGGGATCTGTGGCTCTACTTTTATTGGCCTTTATACTTCCGATATGAAAGTCATCGGCAACATTCACGAAAACGGAGAACTGTTAGAGGAAGGGAAAAAATGAAAAAGCGTTGGAAAGTCATGTTTGCACTCGAAAATAGTTCGATGTGGCGCAAGAGATTATGCGCTACTAAATTGAGAGCGTATTATTGGGCGTTTTGGTTACTAAGGGCAGGGTTCAGCGTGAGGATAGAGAGGAATGAAGGATGAGCGAGCCGAACCTAATCGACATCACGAACGACAAAGAACTTATGGACAGGGTGCTAAAGAAATCAGCAGAGATGCAGGAAGAAACGTTAAAGAAGGTGGAGGAGAAAGAATGAAGGAGTCCACACTCCAATGCCATGTCGCCGACTATTTGAGACTCCGCTACCCACGCGTCCTATTCCACTCTGATTACGGGTCGGGCATAAAGCTCACCCCGGGGCAAGCCACCAAGCAAAAGCGACAGAATGGCGGCCGGAGAGCTTGGCCGGACCTTTTTATTGCAGAGGGCAGAGGATATTTTGTTACGAGAGGTGATAAGCCGCCAGCTTTTGGGAACTTTATATGTACGGTTGGCGAGACCGACCTGTATATCTGCAATGGGTTATTTATTGAGTTGAAGCGCGATGGGGAACGTATCCTGAAGAAGAAAGACTTGACATATGTGAGCGAGCACATAAAGGAACAGGCCGAGATGTTGAATGCGCTACAGGAGCGAGGTTATGCCGCACGCTTCGCTGTAGGCTTTGACCAAGCCAAGCGAATCATTGACGAGTATCTTGGTGCCCCAGCCGAGGAGGAGGTGAAGTTCTAATGGGCTATCTTATCCGCGTCCTGCATGAGTTCTCTGACCGCGTCACGGGCAACATCGTCAAGGTTGGTTCCATATTCGAGACGGACGACTACGAGCGCGTCCGCAATATTATCAGGCTACGTCTAGGCGAGTTCGCCGGGGTTAAGCATCCAGAACGTAAGGGGCCCCGCATCATGATCCACCAGAAGTATTGTTACAAGATTGGCGGCATCGAGACGGCTAATATGGCTATCGCCAAGGCGTTCCAGGGCCGCAATATCGTGTTCGTATTTGGCTCTGGTGACACAGACCAGATAATGGCTCTCGGCGAATATCAGGATGTCATTATCGATGACGGCCGCCAGACCTATGATGTAGATGTATGTATCTTTACGAACTACGACTCCGCCCCGGTCATCATGGATCGTGTCCACGCTCGCAAGATTTACCAGCAGATTCATGCTGATTTCTACGCTCTGAAGCAGATGCCACAATGGCGCAACTTTACTTGGGAACCGAACCCACGGGCAAGTGCCATTTTAAGTGTGTCTGAGACCGCACAGAAGGGCCTAAAACGCGCTTTTCAGCTCGACTCGATAGTAGTACCGAATATCCTATCTAAACGCGATTCTAGACCGATTGTCTTTATGAGTTTGACACGGGCCACACCCGAGAAGGGAGTGGATAAGTTAGTGGCCCTACTCCGCCGTTTCGACGAGGCCAACAAGGACTACGTTCTATTCTTATGCTCATCCATTGAGCAAGGCGAGGACTCCGACCAGCTATATCTTAGAGAAAGCCCACGCGTCATCGCTGTCCAGCCCACGCCGTACGCTCAGGAGCTACTTAGAGCGGCAGACTACCTGATTCAGCTCAGCTACAACGAGTCCTATTGCTACTCCGTCCGGGAGGCTTTACAGCTTGGAGTTCCGTGCATCGTGTCGGACATCCCGGAGCTAAGGAAACTAGTCCAGAATGGCAAGAATGGCTACATCTACCATGATGGCGACAATATCGAGCCATTCTTTAAGAGGCTCAAGCCAAATCCAAGAGAAGAAGATATAAGCCCATTATGGGAGAAAGTGTTAGATGGTGAATTGTAGATTTTCTATTGTCATCCCGAACTACAACAACGCCGTGTGGCTAGATAAGATGTTCGAGAGCATCTATGTTCAGACCTATAAGAGCTACAACGTCACATTCGTAGATGATTGCTCTACTGACAATAGCATCGAGATTGCTGAGAAATGGGCGCCTAAGCTGGGCGACTTTTGCCTTGTGAAGAACAAGGCCAAGAGGTGGAATGGGGGTTCGAGGAATGTTGGTCTGCGATACGCCACAGGGCAGTACACGCTTTTTCTCGATAGCGATGATTGGTTTATTGATGCAACGGTTCTAGAAGAAATCGACAAGACAATCGAGGCCAATAACTACCCCGACTTGGTTCGTCTGAGCTATTGTTCATTGATTGGCGACCAACTATCTTTGTGTGACTTAAGTGGCCAGACCACTGTTGGCCAAATCGTATCAGACCCAAATGTGGCCTGCTGGACTAAGTGTATTAAGACGGACAAGATCGTAGCATTCCCGGAAGACACATTGATGGAGGATGTGGCCCAACACATTGCTCAGTTGGACAAGGTTGAGACCGTTGCCGCCATAGGCAGGGGGGTTATCGTGTGGAACCGCAACAACGCCAATAGTTGTAGCAGGGATGAGACGCTCCAGAATGGGAAGTGGAAGTCGAGCCTTTATCGCTACTACGCCGATCTGCTCGAACTTATTGTGACTCGACCCGAGTGCCAGGCGGAGCTAGAGCGTCGCAGGGCCATCGTGCTAGACAACATCAAGAACGACAGGTTCGTGCAGTAAATCTGACATCGAGTTCTAGTCGTGATATTGAGACCTTATGAAGACATTGACGCTAACCTTTACCAAAACAGTTCAAGGGAGCGAGGTTGACGCGTTCGGGAATCCAATCGAGACCACAGAAGAGATAGCTGTCGACGGTTGCCTTATAGCGCCAATTACTGAGCCTACGAACCACCGCGAGCAGCAGGCGCTCGAGCAAGGCAAAGACCAAGTTCGCATTCATCTGCCGAAGACCTTTACCGGCGACCTTGGTGGCTCCGACGTGGAGTGGGGCGGCAAGACATTCCATCTCGACTCATCATCCGTCCAGTTTATGAATGAGAACTGCCCAACACCATGGAATCGTTACTTCAGAGCGGAGGCTATGTATGAATAATGTTGAAGCAATCGTAATCGCATGGCTCCGTGAGCTAGTGCCGGGGTACCCAGCCAGCTCAGAGGTGCCAAAGACTCTACCGAAGCGGTTCACTCTCGTCCGCCGCACCGGTGGCGACCGTGTGGCCATGGTGGGCGACAACGCAGAGGTGCTTATAGAGGTCTACGACAAAGATTCGCGCGCAGATTGCTCAGAGATAGCTAGCTTCATCTCCGACCACATCAGCCAACTCCGCGAGGATTATGACGACATCACAAGGGCCGAGGTCAACTCCAACATATCCCTAGACGATACCGTGAAGGGCTACCATCGTTACCAGCTCTACTGCGACGTGTTCCACCGCCGTACCATTAGCGACTAGACAACTAACAGCCGTCTGACAGGCTGTTTTTTGTGTGCTATTTTCGCGCTAACAGATAAACGCAAACTGGAGAAATAGCGGAATGACCCAATATTACAAGAAAAACGAAGACGGCGAGTTTGTAGAAGCGGACTTGTCGCAGGAAGACATCAACCAAGCAGTTCGGGAGCGTGTCGACCGCGTCAATCGCAAGTACGCCGACTACGACGAAATCAAGAAACAGAATGAGGAGTTCTCAGCGAAACAACGTGATTTCGAGGACAAAATCAACGGCCTGTTGACAGATAAAGCTAATCTGGAGGACAAGGTCAAGGCGGCAGAGCTAGCCACCGAGAAAGTCCGCATCATCAACGAGTTCAAACTCTCAGACGATCTAGCCGACTTTGTAGAAGGCGATACGGCCGAGGAAATGCGAACGCGAGCTGAAAAGCTGGCGCACAACATGGCCACAAAGGCTATCGACATCGACAAGACAGAAAAGCCTGAAGCTAAGAAATCTGACTTAGCTAAACTGGCTGACAACCTATTTGGGTCGAATAATACCAAATAATCTCACAAGGAAGTTTTAATCATGGCAAACCCACTTTTGACCAATGCTCTCGACCTTGCGGAACATACCGCGTCGGGCATCTGGAAGAAGAACATTAAGGGTGGCATCATCGGAAGCTTGACTCCAGATGACCCACAAATCATGGTTGGCGCTACCGATTTCTTCACTTTCACCGGCACTCCAAAAGCTGAGTTAGTTGGCGAAGGCGCAAACAAGTCCAGCATGGACGGTACCCCAGCCAAGAAAACGAGCAAAACCTACAAGGTTCAGCTTACTTACCGCTTCAGCGATGAAGTCCGCTACGCTGACGATGAATATCGTCTACGCTTAATGGAAGCTCTCGCTGGCAACATCGCAACTGGTGTTAGCCGCGCTGTTGATTTAGTAGCTATCCACGGCATCAACCCACTTACTGGTCAGGTCGCGGCATCAGTTACTGACTACATCACGAAGAGTGGCAACGGTCACGTTATCAACTCCACTTCTGCAACTCCAGAGGTCGATCTCGATGCTGCCGCCGCAGCACTTCAAGGCTCTGGTTACGTAGCAACTGGTATCGCACTTGACCCTGTCTACGCTGGCGTCTTGGCTCGCACCAAGAAAACCAACGGTGACCGCGTATTCCCAGAACTCGGTCTTGGCTTCAATGTCGACCGTATCGCTGGTATCCAAGCCGCTGTTTCTAACACGGTTTCTGGTTCTGCTGAGTTCCCGAACGCTATCTCAACTGGTGTTGGCGGCATCATGGCTGACTGGTCAGCTCTTAAATGGGGTATTGCTCGCAACGTTCCGCTCCATATGATTGAGTACGGTGACCCAGATGGTGCTGGCGACTTGCAACGCACCAACGAAATCGCTATCCGCGCCGAAGTTATCTTTGGCTTTGCGATTCTCGATGACGATGCATTCGCCATCATCAAACAAGCTCAGGTTTCGGCCTAGCCCAACTAGAGAGAACCACTCCGAAAGGGGTGGTTTTTTCTATCTGACATTTTCGCCCAAACATTGTATCTAGGTGGTATATGGCAACCCCCACTCAGAGAAGCTACATCAAAGACTTATCCGTCCAAAGACTCAAAGAGTTCAAAGAGTTCAAAGAGATGCTCTACTCCAACGGCATCGTGTCGCCAGACTCGGAGACCGTGAAGAACGCCAAGAGTGTGGATGCTATCTTAGATGCTACTACTGACGCGCAAGCTTCAAAGATGATTGATGTACTCATCGCGCGCCAAGCCCCAGTGCGCGCTAGAACCTACGCTCAGAAGCGCTCAGAGCGCGTTATAGAGCTTCTAGACAAGATTAAGGGAACGGCTAACGATTGGAGCTACGATGAACTACGGTAAGCTTGCAGACACTATCGACAAAGATCTGCTCGAGGCCGTCGATCTCATTCTGAACACCGAGGTCGACCCCGAAACGCGCCAGCTCAACCTAGAGATATTACTCCGAGAGGCTGGCACCGAGGTTTACGAGGTTATCTATGCCATGAACGCCTACGACATGGAGATTGAGTATACTAGAGGCCCCGGTATCAATGACAACTACTACGGCATGGCTAAGCACCTATCCGACTCCATTTCGCTAGGGGGCAGAGAAGACGTTATCGCTCAGCTCCAGCTATGGCTACAAGACCAGATACACAAAGCCCAGTACGACGCTTTCGAGACCGCCGGGCAGAGTGGCAAGTATAGGGTAGCAACCCGCACCGAGCTACCCGGCTGTTGCGAATGGTGCGCTCGCCATGTTGGCACCTTTGTCGAGCCATCATGGGAGGTTTTCGCCCAGCACGACCACTGCAGAGGCTCCATCGAGACTTCGGGGTGGAAATCTCATAACGGAACGCTCACAGGTAGAGGCTGGAAACAATACAAGCGATAAGGAGGAATTATGGCTAAGAAAGAAGCTAAGAAAACCGAAGATGTCAAAGTAATCACCATCGAGAAGAAGGCTGTCGTTAAGTGCGTTTCGCCATTCTATGACATCAAGGCCGACCTAACACGCCATGCCGGCGACCAGTGGGAGGTGGGCTCCGAGCGCCTAGCCGAGCTCAAAGCCGCCCAGGAGGCCCAGGGGGTCACTCTAGTGGAAGTGCTATAATCAAATCAAAGTTAAGCACGCAACAGCGCGGTCAAGTCTGGTAACAGAGGGAAACAAAATGCCAGACGAATTTACTAATGCAGTCAATGAAGTCGCTACCAAACTTCTGAACAAGCTCCAGACACTCGCATGGTCTGCAGGGGTGAAGTACGAGTATTACAACGCTACCCAAGGGGTAGTTGACTTGGGCATATCCGTGCCTAAGAAGTTTAAGAATATGAAGCCCGGCGTGGGTTGGGCTAGTCGCGCCGTTAACACTATCGCCGACCGTATCAATTTCGATGGTTTCGCCAATGACGATTTCGGTATCAATGAGCTGTTCGATAAGACCGGCGCGCCAGCTATACTCAACAAGGCTAAAACAGATGCCCTTATTGCAGGGTGTTCTTTTGTGGCAGTCGTGCCGACAGACGATGGCGCAGTCAAGCTTTTGCCTTTTACTGCCACGGAGGCTACGGGCAACATCGACCAACGTACCGGCCTACTCGACACCGGCTTGGCGGTAGTTAGGTGGTATCCATACGAAGATAATATTTACACGGGCTTTTGGCGCGATTGGAGCAAGGTTGGCTTAGTGCCAGCCGACTATATCCTGTTCGCCAAGGACTTTACCGCCTACTTCGTGAACCAGCAGTTAGCGAGGGTTATAGAAAACCCAACAGGCCGTCCATTGCTCCATGCTCTCACTCATCGCCAGTCGGCAGATCGCCCGTTCGGCAAGAGCCGCATCTCTAACACGGTTCGTAGAATTGTGGACGAAGTTGGCCGCCTAAAGATCCGTTACGAGATAGCCGCCGAGTTCTACTCAGCCCCACAGCGCTACATCAATGGCCTAGCCGAGGGCACTATGGACAATGCCGATCTAGAGAGCGCCATTGGGAAGATATGGGGCATCACAAGAGACGAAGATGGGGAGAAACCTGAGATTGGTCAGCTTGCACAAATGAGCATCAACCAGTTCAGCGACCAGAAGAAAGACTTGGCACGAGACTTCTGCGCCGAGACCGCACTCACGCTCCGCAACCTTGGCTACGAGACCGCCAACCCTACATCCGCCGAGAGCCTATCCGCCATGTCCGATGACCTACTCTTAGAGGCCCAAGAGAGCCAACAGGAGTTTGGCAGGGAGTTCAAGGAGATTGCTATCTCTATGCGCATGGTACTAGACGGGAACAACACCATCCCTGAGAGACTTCGCGCCATTGACCCGACCTGGAAACCACTATTCCAGATTGACGTTGGCTCAGCTGGTGACGCCGTCTACAAGCTCATCCAGGCTATGCCAGAGCTGGCTGGCACAACCACGCTCTACCGCATGCTCGGCATGAACATTCGTGAGGCTGAGGCTTTGTCTAGAAGCACCGCCATGGCGCGTCCATCTAACTTTATGAGGAGCGAGACAGCAAATGAGTGACGCAGTCATAATCGCACTTATCACGGCAGGGTTCCCAACCCTTACGACCGCCATTACGGCCATCTGCCAGTCTCGAGCCGCCAAGAAGAACGCCGCTAAAGACTCCATCTTACAGATGATAATGGAGGACCACCTGGCCGTGCTCGAGGATGGACTCCCGACTAACTACCAGAACATCCTACACGAGTTCGACATCTACTCGAAGAATGGCGGAAACTCATACGTCCACGAGAAGATAGACGACTACAAGAAGTGGTTTAAGCATGTTGAAGGAGAGAAACATGGAAGAAACACCAAATAACTACGCTACCGTCGATGACCTATCGCTCTACTGGCGCCCCATACTCGACAGCGAGACCGGCCGCACCAATGACTTACTCACGCTTGCTAGCTCGAGGCTCCGCGTAATTGCCACCGAGTCTGGCGTAGACATAGACCAGAAAGTCGAAGACTACCCAGACTACGCCAACGTGGTTAAGTGGGTCACGATGGAGGCCGTTAAGCGCGCCTTAGCGACACCCACCGACGTGCCGCCTGTAGATAACTACTCGCTAGCCGCTGGGCCGTACAGTGAGAACTACCGATTCACAAACCCATCTGGTGACCTATGGTTCAAGAAGTCCGAGCTAAAAGACCTTGGGCTTGCCGGGAGACAGATGGCTAAATCTATAACACCTAATACAAGGAGAAACATCTATGGCGAATAAAGTCTACAACATGGAAGGTGGCTTGCACTCCGCCGCCGCCTATTCGGCATTCGAGAACGCCCTTTACGGCTCATGTGTAGCATCTGCTACCGACTTCGTAGCAACGGCTGGCACGGGCATGGTCGTAAACCTATCGGCTGGTAATGGCCTTATCTCTACGGGCACTGGGTTCGCCCGTCGCATCGCTTCCGATGCCACTAATAACATCACGATTGCCACCGCCGCATCATCCGCGCGCATCGACTCTATCGTCGCCTATATCGATGGTAGTATCACCCCAACGACTAGCGTGATAGACAACACCAATGGCATCTTGAAGTTCACATCGGTCAATGGCACGGCTTCCGCCACCCCATCCGCCCCAACTACAGCCACGATCCAGTCGGCTATCGGAGCGGGCAACCCTTACATGGTGCTTTGGGATGTAACCGTTCCGGCCAACGCCACGTCGCTCACGTCGGCCACATTCACAGACCGCCGTAATATCGCCAGCGTCAC